GTTACGAATCGGCGAAGGCGTGCGGGCTGGTCGACCAGCGACCTGGTCGGCCGAGGCCACCGACGAAAGCATCCGATGGCGGTTGGCCAGTCATCGATGCGTTGGTCAGGGGCCAAGCCCCGTTTCCAGGCCGATTCGACGAGGGGATTCAACAACGTCCGACACACGCCACCCCGCGTGACAAATTGTTCAAAAAGTAAGCAGAACCCGCTTGGCTTCTGGGGCGAACAGAGCGTGAATGGACCCATCGACAGCACGCTTTTGAAAGGAGCACCGTCATGAGCCACCAACACCCCAACAGCCCGGAGCAGGCCCTGCTGATCGACGAGCTGCGCGGCACGCTGCAGAGCGAACTGCTGGATGCGGTGCAGCGCGCCGAATGGCTGCTCAAGCAGTCCGAATTCGATGGCGCCCGGCAGCGTGCCGAGGCTGTACTGGATACCGCACATCGTCTGTGCGCTGTCGCGTGATCACGGCGACCTGCTGGCGGCTCGACGGTGACCCTGGAGGACACGATTCAGGAGATCGCCGAGGCCTTGGGCGTGAGGAACTGGAAATGCCCGGAGGCCGACCCGCTCACCGAAACCCTCGGCGAAGATGAAGCAAAAGCGATGCAGAGATGCTGAATCGCTGGACAACGAGCTCGGCTTTGCGCCGAACAGAGCGTTCATACAGACACGCCCACAGACCTGAACGGAGATTGAACTGACCCAGACCGCCACCCAGACAAACCCGCCGCAACCCCGCCCAAACACTGGTGACGCGCCGCTGACCCGGATCGCCCAGGAGCACCTCTTCATCGACACCCTGAAAACCCGCGGAACAGCGATCTCGATGGACTTCCACTGACGTCAGCGTCTGGGGCGTTAAAGAGGCGCCGCCCTGCCGCCGACCAAGCCGGCCTGACCGGCAGCCCAGAAGTCCGCCGATTCCACCCACCCTCGAAGGCAGAAACCACCATGAGCAACCACGATTGCCCCCATCACCGAACGCCAGCTCGACCTGATCACCGGCGCCGACCGCGACGCCAACTGGCTTGATCGTAGCCGCTGCTCGAACTCAAGGGCGGCGCCAAGCTGAAAATGATCGCCAGCCTTGCCAGCCGAAACCTGATCGAGCAGGCCGAGGGCCAACGGCGCCTGACGCGCACGGCGATGGCCATCATCAAGGGTGAGGCCAAGCCCGAAGAGGTATCGCCCAGTCCCTTGGCAGCAGATGACACGACCGACCAGGCAGCGACGCCGACCTCAGCTGCAGCGCCCTTGGTCACCCCAGCGGGCGATCGACCCCGGCCGGTCGCAGCCACAGCAAGCAGGCGTTGGTGATCGAAATGCTCAAGCGCCACGAGGGCGTGACCATCGCGCAGATCTGCGAGGCCACTCGGCTGGCAAGCGCAGCACGGTGCGCGGCACCTTTGCCGGCGCGCTCAAGAAGAAGCTGGGCCTGAACGTCGTCTCCGAGAAGATCGAAGGCCCTGCCGGCAGCCCGGGGCTGGCCAGCGCCTTGACCGGCATCGCCGAGGAGGCCAGCGCATGAGCACCATGACCCTCACCATCGAAGCGGACCCCGCGCACCCTGACGATCAATGGCCAGGCGGTGACCGTGGAGGAGCTGGGCGTGCGCCTGCCCTTTGCCCGCAAGCCGGTCGATCTCGATGAGATCGTGGGTCACGGCCTGACCAAGGTCTTCTGCGACTGATGACGCGATCCACGAACCCTGCCGAGTTCGAAACCGCCTTTGCGCGCAGCCTGATGGCCTCGCGGGATTGGCTGGCCGGCAAGGGGTGGAGCGGAAGGTGGCTACCTCTGTGTGGAGGTCATGGCCCCCGGTCGCCCCTACCTATACGTGAATCCCGAGGGTAGTGATTACGCCCGCTACGTGGCGCGCTTGGGCTGAGGTGAAGGGAAAGGATCGTTGATGCTGTCGCCGAGCCCGCAACTTGATCAAAAGAGCTCAATCTTCTGCCTTGCGATTCCATCCGGGTAGAGCGTTCATAGACCCAACGAAACACCACCTGCAAGGAGCTCAACATGAACGCCACCACCCAGATCCCCGCCACCCAGAACGACGCCTGGGGCTTTTACGGCACGATGAACGAACAGGCCGATGCTGCTTGGCCGCTGGCCATGACCGCGATCTCGGATGCCACCTGCCAGCCGCTCGAGTCGGTTCGCACCTTCCTCGACAGCCGCCACGGCCGTCACTTTGCCGACGATGTGCAAAACGGCCTCTTTGCCGGCGCCACCCTGAGCGATGCGATTGAGCAAGCCACCCAGCGCTGGATGGGCTGGACGATTGGCCGCAGCACCAGCAAGGAGTACGGCATCCCCAAGGGCCTGCCTTACCTCACCGGCTTCGTGATCCACTGCGAGATCATCGAAGAATCCCTGGCGGCTTGAGCCATGACCCGCACGGTGCGCGCCCTGCGCTTCGATGCCAACCAGCGGCCACGCGGCTCCTGCCCGATCAATCTGGAGTGGCGCGGTCGAACGATTGCCGCCGTCACCCACCAGGAACGCCGTTACCTGCCCACTGGACAACGGCCACCCGCCCCACCGGCGAGTCCGTCATCGAGATGATGGCGCGGGACTACTTTGTGGAGCGTCTGTGGCTGAGCACCGATGGCACTGCGCTGTGGGAGCAGCAACCGCTGGCGCTCTCGATCCGCCAGGCCTCGAAGGCGCGGCGCAGTAGGTAGCTTCGAATCAAGGAGACGACGGTGAAAATCAGGCCGATCACCAGGTTATCCTGCAATGTGGCGTGCAGACCGAAGAGCGGGAATACCAGCCATTGGGTCGCCACCGCCACCCCGTAGCCGACCAGCACATTGGTCACGGCTTCGACCAGCGACATCCAGCGCGACTGCTTCACAGGGTCTCCTCGACGTCGGCGTCAACCTCGTCAGCGGTCTCTGCCGTGCCGACGAGGCCATCGAATCGCACTCCATCCACTTCCCGCACCGCCTGCGCACCGGCATACGATTGCCAGCGGCGAACGATCACATCGACGTACTTGGGGTCGAGTTCGATCAGTCGTGCCTGCCGGCCAGACTTCTCGGCGGCGATCAGCGTGCGTGCCGGAGCCACCGAAGGGGTCGAGCACGATGTCACCAGGACGGCTGGAATTGCGAATAGCGCGTTCGACCAGCTCCACGGGCTTCATCGTCGGATGCAGGTCGTTCACACGCGGCTTGTTGAAGTGCCACACATCACCCTGATCGCGGTCACCGCACCAGTGGCGCTGCGCGCACCTCAGGCCATCCGTAGAGGATCGGCTCGTACTGGCGTTGGTAGTCGGCGCGCCCGAGCGTGAAGGTGTTCTTGGCCCAGATGATGAAGGTCGACCACTTGCCGCCGGCAGCGCGGAAGGCTGCCTGCAGCGTATCCAGCTCGCTGGACGACATCGCCACGTAGATCCCGCCCCGGCAATGCGCCACGGTCGGCGTCAAGCGCATCGCAGCAGGAAGTCGCTGGAAGCCATCGCCCAGGTTGTCGTTCAGGATCGCGACGATCCTTGCCGCGCATCTTGTCCTTGGCGCTGTTGGCGTAGTTCACGTTGTAGGGCGGGTCGGTAAACACCATAGTCGGCCTTCGTCGCCGTGCCATCAGCAGGGCAAAGTTCGCAGCCATCGGTCGCTGTCACCGCACAGCAGTCGGTGCCGACCCATGATCCAGACATCGCCCGGCTTGGACACCGGCGTGACCCGGCACCTCGGGCGCAGCGTCCTCGTCGGTGTTGCCCTCAGTGGTGCTTCCTCACCGGCCAGCAGTTCGGCGATCTCATCGTCATCAAACCCCGTGAGCGCTAGGTCGAAATCGGCCTCCTGCAAAGCGGCCAGTTCGACGCGCAACAAGTCTTCATCCCAGGTGGAATTGAGGGTCAGCTGATTGTCGGTGATGACGTAGGCGCGCTTTTGCGTTTCGGTGAGATGCGCCAACTCGATCACTGGCACTTGTTTGAGTCCCAACTTGCGCGCGGCGAGCAACCTCCCGTGACCAGCAATCAGACCATTCTGGCCATCCACCAGGATCGGGCTCGTCCAGCCAAATTCGACCATGGAAGCGGCGATCTGGGACACTTGCGCTTCGTCGTGTAAACGTGGGTTTCTGCAGTACGGCAAGAGCACATCTATCGGTCGCAACTCGACCTTGATGTCGGATAGCTCACGCATAGGGGCTCCTTAAATTCAGTGCTGATGCATTTGTTTCACGGCGCCGTCCAATGGCCCCAGGTAGATGACGCCAGGTGGTTCCAACAACGGCGTCATACAACGTGCGGGCTTTGGAATTCGGTACCGTTTGGCCATGTCCGGATAGGTCATCCCGCTTCGTCTGTTGCGAAGCTTCGAAACGAGTTGGTCATTGAGCTTGACCATTGGATGGCGTTCACCTTTTCGATCTGGGACGGTGCCATGTAGCCGTCTGTCCATCGAGTTTTCCGAAGGCGTTGCCCAGCGCAGGTTGCTGAGATGGTTGTTCCTTGGATTGCCATCGTTGTGCGCAACCTGGTGTCGTGCAGATGGCGGTTCCCCTAGAAAAGCGAGTGCAAGCAATTCGATGCACGCAAAAATAGCCAGGACGTCGCCCTTTCCATGGCCGAGTGCGATTTGCCGATATCCCTTGCATCTGGATTTCGGCTTGACCTTGAGCATTCCTTTTGGAGTAACGCCCTGAAAGCACGCGCCCGGCGGATTTCGCCCCGATCGGAAACTTCATAGTTGGGGTACCCCGGGACCGGCTTCCATTCGATTTCGGTCATGGTCAACCTCCGATGAGAGTTTTTCGGGCGGCTCGTCGCGACCCTGGAGAGTTCCTCCAGGGCTTCGCGGATCGCGTCCATCAGCAGGCTCTTCCACCACGCGCGCTGATCGGGTTGCGCGACCACGGCCGCCACGATCTGCGGGGCGACCTTGCGAAGGTATTCGCTGGATGCGGTCACGCAGCAGCCGCGCGAGGTTGAAGTGCTTAACCTTCACCTCGTCGGCATTGATCAGCTTGCCCGTGCGTTTTCGAATTCGAGCTTGGCCAGGCGCGCCGCATAGGCCTTCCCCGGATAGCTCGGCTCGTCTGGTAGTCAGGGGCATTGCACTCGGGTTTTCCAGTGGCGCGGAAACCTCCCGGTTGGAAACCGGAAGTGGAAACCGGGGGTGGAAACCGGCGGGTTGCGCAGGTTCGCTGGTGGGTTACCAGCGTTGGTGTTTAGGTTCTGCGACGGCAGGGTGTTGCGCGCCCACTGGGCATCGGCCTTGGCCGGATCAATCTTGCCGTCGGACTCGACGCCGATGCGCCCGGCCTTGATGGCCTTGGCCACAGCGGTGTGGCTCACGCCACGGTGTTGGGCATAGGCCCGGATGGACAGTCCCATCGCATTCCTCCGGGCCGGGCGGGTCAATCAATTTGTCGTCAGCGGTGGATCACCTCAGCGTGGAAACGGGTGGCAACTGGCAACCTCTTTTTGTCGCTGGCGCTAGGCAAGCCGGTGGCGGGCGCGTCCCCCGCTTTTTAGATCGCCCGGGAGGACCCGTCAGATGTGTCAGATGCGTCAGCCACCATCACGTCGCCTTCGCCAGTTCTTCCCGCAGCGCCCGTTGCATCTGCCGCTGGTACTCGCGCAGCGCCACACTCCTGACGGTCTCGGCCATCCCGAAGCGCGGCTGCACCTTGATCTGGGCCTTCGGCCGAAGCAGGTACAGCGCCAGGATGCGTCGGCCGTCACGGCGCTCGAACAGCATCCCCGCCCGGCAAGACGGTGGGCTTGCTCTTGACCTGATCGAGCCACTGGCTCTTGGGGATGACGCGGGTCTGTGCCATCTCGCGCAACCGCCCAGCCGGAATGGGTCGCGCATCGGGATGGCTGCCACCGCTCTCCTGCGCCGCCATGAAGCGATCCCGTGACCAGACCTCGGCCATCAGCGTGCGAGGCTTGGCGGGCGTCACACCAATGCCCCGACTGATCCACGGTCGGCGCAGGTTGAAGCGCTCAGGCAGGCCATCGCGCACCGCATCACGGGCATCGAACGCCGTGCGGGTCAGTGCGCGGGCAGCGGCGTTCGGAACGCTGTTGAGCCAGGTCCGACAGATGCTCGGTCGCCTTGGCCACATCGGCAGTGACGTCAAGTTTCAGCATCGGCGGTCTTCCGGCGACGTGGCGTGGCTAGGGTATCAGCGTTTGCAACAGGCTCGGCAGAAATGCCCGCCCGCTGTGCCAGGATCTGTTCGGCAGTCTGCGCATCGACCTCGACCGTCAGGCCGGGGACAAACGATCGCACGCCGCCGTCGCCAGTGATGACCACCGGGCGGATGACGAGAAGTTTCATGGGAGGGGCTCCAAGGCTGGGCAAACGGGCGAGCGCCCAGCCCAAAACGACAACGCCCACCAAGGTCTCCCCGGTGGGCGCAGTTATCAGCAGTACGTGAATACTCTACCTTGTGTGATCAAACTTTCAACTAGGTTTTGTCGTCGGGAGCAGAATTTTTTCAGCGAACTGCGCTTCGATGTCCATGGCACCGTGCAGCACCCGGACGATCCGCACAAGGCCAGGCTCCTCAAAGAAAAACACGATGTAGTTGCCATAGGCGCATGAGCGCAGACCTTTGCCGAGCTCCGGCCGTGGCCGATACGTTTTGGGCGCTTCCGTGATCTTGCGGCACTGTTCGCGCAACTCGCGCACGTAACTCATCGCCCGTCGCGGATTGTCTTGAGCGATGTACAGGCCGATGTCGTTCAGATCCTTCTTGGACTGCGGGGTGTAGACCAAGCGCGTCATTCGGCTTTCTCAACCATCGCTTGCAGCTTGGCTTCCAACTCGTCAAAGACTTCCTCCTCCGAAAGGTCTGGCCCGCTGGCCAGGCCCACCGCAATCGCCTCACGCAAGGCCTGCAGCTTCGTGGCCGTTCGGCTTCGCGCTCTTCGAGCAAGCGCAGTCCAGCACGGACCACCTCGCTGACGTTGTTGAAGCGACCCGAGTCGACCTGCTGGCGGATGAAGGTTTCAAAATGGGGGCTGAGAGCAACACTGGTTGGCATCGCTAATCCTCCTACTGGTTAATAACAGTTATTGAAACACAACCCCGCTTTGCTTGTCAAGGAACGGCTTCGGCTTGCGGGGGGACGACGGCTGCGTCCACTGCCGCTGCGGTCGTACCCGTAGTACCGTGCCAGCACCCCCAGCCCAGCGATCAAGATGCCCTTGGCCTCGTGCAGGGAGATCGCCTTGCCGGCCCAGCCCTGGCGCAGCGCCCACTCGCGGACCGACTTGGCCTCGCCCAGCCACGTACCACAGCGCCGATCCGGCTGGACTGCCACTGCCGCCCACCGCCTCCAGCGGCATCCCGAACTGCACCGGGCGGCGCCAGCGTTCCTTCTCGACCATCATCTGCCAGCAATACTGAACTGAACGAACACCAA